GAAGGATCAACATTCTTATCGAAGTTTCTCCACATTTCAACTACAGGAACTGTACCATCAGCTTTCATACCACCTTTCATCATCAAGTCAGCACGACTAGAAATAGAATAGTGAACGTGAGCTTCTGCTCCTCCTACATAGTTGTAGAATTCACGGAAACCAGCAGATACATTACCAATGTCAGAGAATCTTTCTCCATACTCACCACGAGCAGAACCTTTACGGAACACTTTAGTACCAACCTTCAAATACTTGTTATCCAAATATTTAGTGTTGTCATTATTAACTAACTGTACTGTGTAAATAAAACCATCACCTGCAGGAATAATATCATCTACAGTAATGTACATTTCCACACCGTTATATTTATCATAAGTGATGATATCACCATGTCCAAAATAACGTTTGTTAATTTTAATTTTAAAAGTTTGACCATCAATACCTTTAGTGGTATTAGTTGATTCAATATCTTCTAAAATGTAAGGAAGATCCTGAGCAACAGGAATCTGCCATTTGTACTCACCACGGTTATTATCTACCATAATAACGTTCTTACCACCAAAAGAAGACATTTGATACAAAGGCATTTCTACTTTTTGAGCCATTGCCCAAAGATCAACTGGACCTAAATCTGTAGGTTCAGCACTCTTAAGGAGGTTAGAAAGGTGGTACGAATCTACGTGAGAACTAGTTGTGTAGTTATTGTCACGTAGGAATATACCATTGTTTAAAACTGGGGTTGCCATAGGGCTTTTAATTTAAGGGTTAATAATTAATTTATCGTTTAAAAATATTTTGAGGTTTAGCTATTTTTCTAGACTTAGGTTGTTCATCCTCTTCATATGAAGAAGAAATATTCTTTCTACTTTGTTCTGTTTTTAATTGTCTAACTGTTTGTTCCACTGCTTGATTTTTACCTTGTTTCATAAGACTACCACGGTAATCATCAGGATTGGAAAGTAACCAAAGAGCTTCTGCAATCAATTCATAATTAGGTTCTACAAACTGGTATCTTTCTAAAAGGTGTCCTAATAAATTAGTAGGTTTGCCTGATATAGAAGGATATTGTGGTTGAACCAATCCACTATACAACTGAGCTTGTGTTTTCTTATCTAATTTAAGACCATTAATTTCTGCTGGTCTTAAAGCTTCAAATACATTTTGCTGATATGCTTCAGCAGCTTGTTGTTGTTGTTGCTTTCTATATTCTTGTTCCTGAAGCTGAGCATGAACAACTTGTTCTTGCATTTGATCCAACTTAGGTTTGAACTGTTTAGCTTTTTTCTCTAGTACACCAAGATCTTTCCATGTGGTAAGTTCTTCTTCAATTTCTTCTTGAGTACCAAAATTAGTAGCTTGTAAATAAGATTTTACAATAATCTCTTGATCGTTATCATCTGTAGGATCCATTTCTCTTACTTGTTCTACATGAGATAAAGCTTGAAATAAACCTTTAAGATCTTGACCTCCATCTGCTACATATTTAGCAGCATATTGTAATTCTTCAGGAAGACTTTGAAAAAACTCAGCTGGTGTATTAGCTGCTACTTCTTGTTTAAGATTAGTAATATTAGCTTGCCAAAGTTCTTCTACATCTTTTTCTCCAAGTCCTCCTAGATAATCATCAAGAGATTCTTTCTTTTCATCATAATCATCAAATGCAAACATTTCATTTGATTCTATCCGTTTTTTTAAGAACTCTACCAATCCAGACTTTTCTGTTTTTGGTCTTCCACCTTTAGATTTGGTATCATCTTCAAAGTCTGGAGCAACTCCTTCATCTAAGATTTCATTCAGTACTTCTTTAATTTCTGTTTTATCTTCTACATTATTTGTAGTAGAATTAAATGTACCACTAGTTTTAACTTTTTCATCTTCATCTAAGAAATCTAAATTAGTTTGTTTCTTACTGAAAATATTTGGTTTAATTTCTGTTGCATCATTAGAAGAAGAAGTAATAATACTGTCTGCTCCTGGAGCTCCATCAAATAAACTATCAATATCAATATCTACTTGTTGTGCAGATGTTTGCACATTTGTTTCATTATTCATAACTGGTTGGTTTTTTATGTGTATGTCTACATTATTAATATACAACTTAAACTCTAAAAATTTATAAAATCTTTTCTAATAAGGTCTAAGGTGTGGACTATAGGGCTATAATTTTTTATTTCTTTTTCTGATTATTCATTTTAGATGCAGCTACATCATATTTATTTTTATTAGTTTCAGCAATTTGTAACTGTTTACTAGCTACATCTTTTTGAGTTTGTAATTTTTCTCTTTCTAATTCATGCTTCTGACTAGTTAAAGATGTTTTATTAACTTCCTGTTCACGTTTAAAATTCATAGTTTCCTGGAAATTCTTTGTATCTTCTATATGTTTTAAAGCATCAAGATAGTCAGACTGCTGATTTTTGTTAATATCTACAGCAGCTCCCATACCAGCACCTCTAATCTGAGCTTCAATAATTCTAGCTTGTCTATCTTTCTCAGACTCTTCAGCTTTAAATTTCTGTTGAGCTTGTAATTGTTGCTGTTCAAACTGTTGTTGCTGTTGTTGAAGTTCTTGTTGATGCTGTTGTTCTTCTTGTTTTTGTCTATTAACTTTTTCTTCAGCAGCTTTAAGAACACCTGTAAGTTCTCCTATAGACTCAGATTTAATAACATTTCCAAGATCATATATAGAAGCACCCATTGTATTGTTAGTAACAGCTAGTTGTTTAAGCTGTTCCATAACAGAACGAGAGTTAGTTTTAGTAGTACAGAATATATTAAGATCTCTTAAAAGAAGATCAGTACCATTCATTTGAAAGTTAACTTTTTCATCAGCTCCTGTAATATATTGTAAACGAAGACTAGGATTTTTAGAATGATAATATTGAGCAAGGTCAGTTCTCATCTGATGTACTCTAGGCATAAGGTTATCACTATGCTGTATAAAGTATTGTTCTGTCTGTGCATAGGAAGCATTAGTAGCCTGTTCTATAGCTGTAGCAGTTTGCTCTTGAGCTATCTGCATCCCCATACGTTGTTGATTCAATCCTATTACAGCAAATGCTTCATTCTTAAAATAATCAGCCAATTTAATCCTAGAAAGCAAACGTTGTGTTTGTTCTAAATTAAGCACTTGATAGTGTTGAAAGTTAAGAGCATTCTCAGTGTTTGTAATAGATGTATCTAAAGGAAGCATTTGAAAGTTCTTCATTGCTACATATGCTTTAGATAGATTGTTCTTTCCCCAGTCTTCACCCAATGAGTGACGTGGTAGAGCATTTTGATCAAGCATAATAACAGTACCAAGTTCATCCACTAAGATATCAGCTATCTGGTTATTTACAATATTATAACCAATTTGGAATGGTTTCATAAGATCTACTAATGCTACAGATCTAGTATTTCTATCTCCAAATACTGCACCTTCTACAGGAAGTTTACAACCATACACTGTAGTATCTCCTTTAAATTGAAAAGGAACACGTCCTGGTTTACCTCCATTAAGTCCTAGGTATATTGGATTAATACCACCTGGATTATTCATTCCCCAGAAAGCTGGACGGTTAGGTCCAATCTTAACTCCACCCCACACTTCATTAATCCATATCCAATCTATATGTTCACCAAATATTAAATTGTCTTTACTTTTTTGTTTATATATTGATGTATCATATTCAGGTCTGTCTGTAACTTTATATTCTTCACTAACTATATCAGTAATAAATTCTCCTGTAGTAGTTATTTTAGTGAGGTGTCCAACCTTTCTTTGACTCTTCCAATAGATAGTTGAAACCCTAAGCATGTAGCTTTTACCAAAGTCTTGCAAGTCTTCAGAGTCTGATAAGATCCATTGTACAATATCTCCGAACTGACTTCCGGCATCATACAAAGAAGTAAACTGTCTATAAGCCAAAGAAGGCATTTGTGTATTCCATTCGTGAGATCTTGTGGGATCATAATATGTACCATCATTTTGATATCCTTGTATAGCATACCCAGCAGATCTTGCAGGATAGATAGCTTCTAAAGCTGCTAATTGTTCTTCTGTCATCATCCATCCAAATTTATCTACAACATCTGATATAGACATCATATCAAGTTTGCCCACCCAGTTACCTTGAGATATGTAACGAATGTCAGGAGATTTATGATAAAATGTAAGTAGTGGGTTCCATAACTCCACCTCATAATCATCTTCTTTCATATCAAAATGCCAAAACTCTCTATCAGTAATAAGACTATCTCTGAAAGCTCTTTCTTCTAATTCTTGCATTTTAAACCTTTCTTCATCTACAGATTTTTGATGAGATGCCCATTCTTCAATCATAGATCTATAATCTTTTTTAAAGAATGATTCAATCTCAGGAAGAGATTTAATTTTTTCAGGATCCATTTGTTGTTTAGCATCATCACTCTGAGGATCTAACCCCATCTCTGCCATCTTCATCATTTGTTTTTGTTGAGCTTGAGATAAAAGAGTTTCCTCTATCATACCTCTTTTAGCTTCCAACATTTCATTATAAGACTGATCATCCACAGCCCTAAACATAATTCTTGAACTCCTTTTAGAGAATTCATTAGTTAATACATTAATTACATTAGGAATAATGGGATAAAACTTAAGTTCAAATGCTGATACATCTTCTTTAGTTAAAGTATCAATAAGATCACCCATTTCATTATCTTCCTCTACAATATAATCTTGCTTATCTATAATACCTTTAGCAAGCTTGTAGTTTTTCATTAAACGTCTAGCATTACGTCTAAGCTGTTTCATTCCCTGAAACTCTAACCAATCTAAGTTCCAAGCTCTCCATTGATCATCTTTTTCTTTTTCAGAAACAAATTGAAATGGTTGAATAAGAGTACCCATTTTATTGTACTCTGTCTTAGCTCCAGCTTTTACTTGTAAGGCATTATATATTTGCATGGTAATTAATTAGTTATGTCTTCAGTTATAATATATGTAATAATAGAAGGTCCTGTAGTATTTGTAAATGTAAAACTTCCAGTATTTAAATCTGAAATAGTTGTTGTATATGTCATCTTATATTTTTAAATGCATTACGTTTAGGACTCATCATGGAGCTTCCTTTATTGGCTCCAATATGTCTAAAGGGACTATGATTTAATTTACTAAATTTTCGGGAGACGTCCAAGTTTTTATTTGTAACCTCTGTACGTTTAGATATCCCTCTATTAGCTTGTTGTACTTTAGCAAATGCTACTAGTGCACAAAATGCTACAAGTCTATCCACGTTTAGTCCATCATAATAAGCTTGCATCTCTTTAAGTAACATAGGATCTGGAATACGTTCCACTCCATATATTGTCTTAGTAATTGTCCCATCTGGCTCTACTTCTTGATCCAGCTCCTCTTGTAAAAACTCAATACCATATGAAAGTATATTTCCTTTAAATAGTGTACCCACGTTTTTCCAGCCGTATTCTTGGAATACATTAGAATTAGCTCCTATATCTTTCAAGAATAACATCATGTTCTTAGGTACTAAATAACGTTGCTTTTTTCTCTCCATCATATAATGAATAAACAATGATACGTTATTTTCTACAAGTGTCCATGCATTATACCATTCTACAAGTATTTCTAATCTCTCGTGGGTTTTTTTAATATCATCAAACCTTCCACACCAACTAGCTACAATACCATCTCTTTCTATAGTGTGTGTTAAATTTTCTCCATCATTCTTTATAACTTCTACAGCATTCTTATATACATATATAGAACAAAGAGAATCTGATGTAGTAGTCTTACCTTCACTAACAGGATCTATAGAAGCATAGTACATTCCAAATTGAGGATCTTTACATGGACGTTCATATATACATATCACTCCTTCTTTGTCTTCAGCTTTTTTACTTAAAGGAAATTCCATAATAGGAGCTTTCCTAGAAACTTTATCTATAATTTTACCTTCAGCATCTTTAGAGAGTTCTAAATATTCAACAGAATATTCTTTATCTTGAATACGTTGTAGTTGTTTAGATACAAGATGTGGAGGAAATACAGATTCTTTTCTAGTAGCAAAAGCTTCTTCTATAGTGGTGGGTTTCTGAGATATACGTAGCTGGTATTGATCAGGAGGAAGATCTTTATACCACTGCTTACGTTCTTCTATAATGGCTTCTAAAGCTTCTTTAACCAAGGAGTTACCAGCTTCATCTATATACGGAGGCATCGACCACTGCTCTGGTATAAATAAGCCGGTTTCTCCAATGGTTCCTTTATTATCTATTAGGTTAGTCTTAACAGCAAACATCCCATACCTATGAGGATATAAGATCATATCTTTGAGGGGCTGACATTGTTCAAGATCACCCACTGATCCTGCTGCTATAAATGTTCCTGTAGTCACCATACCAGATTGCATAGCAGGTCTCATAAACTCATATGTGTCCATCATCTTAGGGGCAATACCAGCTTCTTCATGAAAGAAATATGTTACGGGACCACCCACACCATTTGTAGGATCTTTCTCAAAGGACGTGCCTGTAATGATTGATTTATTACCTCTGTACGTATCCCTGTTGTTTACCCTCACTTTAATTCTCTGCTGCCATGAAAATATCTTATCAGGCTCAGATGGTCTATACCAAGCTGTATGTTCATTAAGGAAGTTCCTATATTCATTAAGCATCCTCCAAGAACCTTTCTCAGATATATAATCTTTAAGACTAGCTCCTATTTTATTAACAGAACCTTCTTCAAACCAATAAGCATTAATAAGCTTACCCATATGAAAATAAGAACTAGCTATCTGACGTTTCTTAAGTATGGGTAGATGTTTGTAAGATAGTTCCCCAAGCCATTCATATAAAGCTAAATGATATTGTGTATCTCGTACATCAGCAAATCCAAACTGTTTAATCTCTTTATTATATATAGGTAGAAAGTTAATCCACATATAATAGTCTCTAGTAAGATACCATGTAAGATCACCTTCTTTATATATTACACCGAATCTACATTTAGCTTTTTGGTCATCCCAATAGGCCATAAAGTCTTTACTCTTTAATGGAGCTTGACAGTAGTATCCCAATCTTTGAAACCTTCTGGCTTCATGATTAAACTGTTTAGAAATACTTACAGTGAAACCATAACCCTCATCAGGACCAGCATCTTTAAATACAGAACGTACAAAGTCACGAAAGTCTTCACGTTTACTAAAAGGTGTTACACTCCAAACACCATCAGTGTAAGTGGGTACTTCTATATAATTACTTGTTTTTTCCACTAGTTAGTTTTTCTATAAGAATTTTATCACCTTTTGTTCTATGTAATAAGTCTAATAGAGTTGGTAGTTCTTTACTTCTTAATACATTAATATCTTCATAATCATTCCAATATTGTGTATATGTTTCACGTGGAAAAGCTGCCCATTGATTTGCATAAGCATTGTAATGAAATATCCAATCTTCTAAATAAGCCATGTCTTGATTCATATATTTATTTGTTTTATTGATCATAAGCTAAATTTTGTCCACCTCTAACAGAAGACTGTTGTTCTTCCATAAGATCTTTATATACACCCTTAAATGATTGACGTACAGCATCATACTTCTCAGCCATTCTTAATAATGCTGGGCTAGATCCATCTCTACCAAATGTAAGT